CTGGCCCTAAGATTCAATTTGGTGCAGTCACTAAAAAATCTGGCGGTGATGGGCACATTCAAGTTCGTGTCACAATCAATCCTAGACTTCAAGATTTATCCAATGTTCAACTTTCAAGTCCAGCAAATGGTGATTTTTTAGTTTATATTTCTGCAAACAATCGCTGGGAACATATGCAAGTGAGTGTTGGTGGTAGTACTGCAAACTTAACAGGTTATGCAGTCAATACCACATTAGACATTGTTTGGTCTAATTCAAACTCAGCATTTGATGAAGCAAACTCTGCAACAATACTAGCACAAGCGGCATACGATTATGCCAATACAATTGTAAGTGATACACAAGTTGATCCACTTGCAAGATCAATTGCCAACTCTGCATTTGAACAAGCCAATCAGTACTCAGAGTTTTTATCTCTCACTACACTTGAGTACGGCGTCAATATTAAATCAGACGATGCTGGTTCTACAATTTACGATCAAGTCATTTATCGAAACTTACCAATCTCTTCACTACAAGCGAATACAATATCAGAGATTGAAAACCAAACACCACTCGATGAAAATGGCGATACGGTTTTGTTAGAGAAGAATTTGATTGCAAATAACTCTGTAGAAAATTATGTTACTTTACCATTGGCAAATAATGTATCTCAAGGTTTTAATGTATCATTTGATTTTATTAATAATGGCAATGTTATTTTTGAAGTTGCAAATACGACTACAGATATTATTCGATACGGTCCCCACAGACTTAAAGAGGTTAGAATATTTTATAACCAGTCTTCAGATACATATGGAGAAAAGACTTTTGACAGTCTGCTAATCGGCTCAACTCTAAGTGGTAATACAATTACTTTTACAGAAAGAGATTTCATACACAATATGAGGTTTATTCGCATTAATTCGACCGATTTCATGCTAAGTAGATAACCGAAAACCTTAAATTTTATAAATAAACAGAAGGAGATAAATTATGGAAAACATTCATACCGCAATTCAAGCCGCAATTGATACAATGCCTACTGATTTTAAAGACGCCATTTATGGCGAACTTAGCAGAAAGGTTGACGATGCGCTATTGCTTAAAAAGATAGAGATTTCGAATTCAATTTTCAACAATAAGAATGAAGGCGATACCGGCATTGAGGACGGAGAAGACTTCAAAACAGAAGAGGAAAATGTAGATGAAGACCTTTAAAAGTTTTCTTGGAGATAGATTAGAAGAGGTTGCTAAGCCCAAAGCAAAGGGCGAGAAAGACTTTTTCGATGCCCACAAAGTAGCCGTTTCTGATCCAGAAGAACAGGGATCAAACTCTGCGAAGGTTGCTACAAAAGAGCGTAGCGGAAAAAGACCAGCAGACAAGCCACCTGTTACTGAAGAAGACCTTTCAAAGAAAGAAACCAAAATGGCACACACCATTGGTAAACACTTTGAAAAGAAAAAGGTTGGTGATCCATCAAAGGGTGGTCCTTATGCGGTCGCAACTGCAATGGTAAAAGATAAACCTGCGGCGGCTGAAAAAGCATACAAAACAATCAAAGCAAAAGCAAAGAATGAACAACACGAAATTCTTTTAACTGGATTGTATGATGACCTACATGAAAGCAACAGAGAATTCTTTCTACAAAAATTAGATGAAGACTACGATAAACTTATCGAGTTTGCAATTTCAGTAGCAGAGGAATAAAAATGATTATTAAACCATTAGGTCAAATCATTTCAGTTACAAGTGCAAATACTGTAGCCAATTCTAACTTGGTTCGAATTCATACAACTGCAATCACTACAGTTACAGTAGCAAACTCAACTGGTTCAACACTAGGTTCAATTTCAATTCCTGCAAACTTTGTTGAGATTGTCGAGAAACATGCTACAGATACAATTGCATGTAGCACGGCAGCCAATTGCACACCAGTTGCATACAAGTCATAAAAGGATTAGAACAATGAGACTAATCACAGAGATTAACGAAGAAATTAAATTCGTCACCGAAGAGACCGGCGAGAGTGGCAAGAAAAACATGTACATCGAAGGCATCTTCATGCAAGCAGAGCAAAAGAATCGCAACGGCAGAATGTATCCTCTTTCAGTAATGGAAAGAGAAGTCACCAGATATGTAAACGATTATGTCAATAAGAATCGTGCATATGGAGAGTTAGGACATCCAGAAGGTCCTACGATCAATCTTGAAAGAGTTTCTCACATGATCAAAGAATTGCGCCAAGATGGAAGTAATTTCATTGGTAAAGCAAAGATCATGGACACCCCATACGGAAACATTGTCAAGAATTTGATTAATGAAGGTGCTTGCGTTGGTGTTTCAACTAGAGGTCTTGGTTCTTTGAGAGAGGGCAAAGACGGCACTAAGGTTGTTCAAGATGATTTCTATCTTGCAACTGCGGCTGATATCGTTGCCGATCCTTCTGCACCTGATGCTTTTGTACATGGCATCATGGAGAACAGAGAGTGGGTCTATGTTGCTGGTCGTTGGACTGAAAGACAGATCGAAGAATCTAAAAAGCAAATCAAAAAAGTAAGTCGAAAAGACCTAGAGAAAACAAAGTTACAAATTTTTGAGAATTTTATCAATAAACTATAAATAGTTATATAAATATATCAAGCAAAACCTTATTAATCAAAAGGAGAACGCATCATGGCAGAAGAAATTAAGGATCAAGAAGTTGACCTAGAAGATGAGAAGTTAGAAGAAGGTGAACTTCCACCTGCTCTCAAAGCCGCTATCGAAAAGAAAAAAGGTAAGATGAAAGATAGCGAAGAAGATGAGGACGAAGACGAAGATGATGACGAAGATGAGAAAGAAATGAAAGAGAAAAAACATGCGAAAATGAAAGAAGACATTGACGCTATTTTCTCTGGAGAAAATCTCTCAGAAGAATTCAAAAAGAATGCACAAGCAATTTTTGAAGCCGCAGTTGCCGTAAGAGTAGAAGAGCAAGTCGCTACACTTGAAGAGCAATACGCACAAAAATTGGAAGAAGCGCAAAACGAATTTGCTTCAGGCTTGGTAGACAAGGTTGATGAGTATCTTGACTATGTTGTTGCTGAGTGGCAAAAAGAAAACGAAGTTGCTATTCAAAACAATCTCAAGGCAGAAATTGCTGAAGATTTCATGGTAGGAATCAAGAATCTTTTTGTAGAGAACTATATCGACATTCCTGAAGATAAAGTTGATCTAGTTTCTGATATGGGCGAAAAACTTGTAAAAGCAGAGCAAGACCTTGACAAAAAAATTCAAGAGAATGCTGAATTAGTTGACCAGTTGAACGGCTACAAGAAAGAAGTAATCGTTGCCGAAGTTACTGAAGGGCTAACTGAAGTGCAAGTTGAGAAACTCAAATCTCTTGCTGAAAACATCGAATTCATTTCTGAAGAAGACTACAAAGAGAAACTTTCTCTCACAAAGAAAAAGTACTTTGAAACTGTTCAGGAAGATAAAAAGCAAGAAGTAAAGAATGTTGGTTTAGATTCTGATGCATCTACTATCGAAGAATCATACAGTCCAGTCATGGAAAAGTATGTGACTAACCTCTCTAAGATAGTCAAAAGATAAAAAATTATAAATAACAACAGAGTTAATCTTATACTCAAAGGAGAAAACATATGTCAGACGCATTAATTAAAAAATGGGCACCAGTTCTTGATCATCCTGAACTAGCCCCAATTAAAGACTCTCACAAGAGAGCGGTTGTTGCACAACTTCTTGAGAACCAAGAAATTGATTGCCGCACTGGCGAGTCCGCTGGTTATCGTAACCCACAATCACTTCTTTCTGAAGCCGCACCAACAAACAACTTTGGCGCCTCTTCTTCAACTGCTGGTGATGGTCAGATCGATATCTATGATCCAGTTCTTATCTCTCTTGTTCGCCGTTCGGCTCCAAACCTAATCGCTTATGATATCTGCGGCGTTCAGCCAATGAGCGGTCCAACTGGTCTTATCTTTGCAATGCGTTCACGCTACGCTGTTGCTGGTCAGAATCAGACTGGTACTGAAGCATTGTTTAACGAAGCAAATACAACATTCTCTGGTACCAACTCAGGTAACACAATTGGTACACTTCAGACAGGTTCTTCTCCTGCTGATCTATCAGGTGGTACAGAGTACACATTCGGTGGTGGTATGACTACTGCACAAGCCGAAGCACTTGGTGACGGTACTGCTGGTAACAACTTCAACGAAATGGCTTTCTCAATTGAGAAGATTTCTGTTGTTGCTAAGAGCCGTGCGCTAAAAGCAGAATACACAATGGAACTTGCACAAGACCTTAAGGCTGTTCATGGTCTTGACGCTGAACAAGAACTTGCTAACATCCTCACAACTGAAATCCTTGCTGAGATCAATCGTGAAGTTGTTCGTACAATCAACCAAACTGCTACTATCGGCGCACAAGAAAATGTTGCGACTGCTGGTACATTCGACCTTGATGTTGACGCAAATGGTCGTTGGTCAGTTGAGAAATTCAAGGGCTTGATGTTCCAACTCGAAAGAGAATCCAATGCGATTGCAAAAGCAACTCGTAGAGGTAAAGGTAACATCCTCATCTGTTCATCAGATGTGGCTTCTGCTCTTCAGATGGCTGGTGTACTTGATTACACTCCTGCTCTCGCAAACAACCTTCAAGTTGATGACACAGGTAACACATTTGCTGGTGTTCTTAACGGTCGTATCCGTGTTTACATCGACCCATATTTCGCCGCAACATCTGGCGTACACTACGCAACAATGGGTTACAAAGGTGCTTCAGCATTTGACGCTGGTCTTTTCTACTGCCCATATGTTCCTCTCCAAATGGTTCGTGCCGTTGGTCAGGATACATTCCAGCCAAAGATCGGTTTCAAAACTCGTTACGGAATGGTTGCTAACCCATTTGCGACAACTGCCGCTAATGGTACAATTGCATTTGCGAACAAGAACATCTACTATCGTAGAATCGCAATTAACAACCTCATGTAATATTGAGCCGACACAGATCGGACTTCAGAGAGGGCACTTCGGTGCCCTCTTTTTTTGTTTATAAATAGTATGAACAATGAGGAGATATCATGTCAGATACCACATCAATCAACAAAAGTTTTTTATCAAACAATAAGTACGAACTTATTTTTGATAGATTGCCTAACACCACATTCTTTTTACAGTCAATTAATCTTCCATCAATCACATTGAATAGTGTAGCCACACAAACTCCGTTCGTTCAAGTCAATACACCAGGTAACATTCTTACCTTTGAACAATTGAGTGTGACATACATTGTCGATGAAAATATGCAATCGTGGAGAGATATCTACTCATGGATTACCACAATGGGAAATCCAACAAGCAAAGATAAACTAGGCAATTTAACTACCGCATTAGGAAGATCAAATAGTGTGGTGAGTGATGCGGTACTCATAGTCAAATCAAACTCAAACAATGTGAATCTTAAATTCTCATTCAAAAATGTTTTCCCAATTGAACTTGGTAGTCTACAATTTACCAGCACAGAATCGCAAGAGTTTCTTACCTCTTCCGCAGTATTTTTATACGATTATTATACGCTTACTGCTTGACAAATAAAGTCTTTTCTGTTATGATGTTATGTAATTGGATCCATATGGAGAGGTGGTATGACTTTAGATCAACTGATGGAAGAATGGCGTAAAGACGCATCGATTGATTCAACTGAACTAGGTTTAGAATCAGCAAAAATTCCGGAACTACATAGTAAGTATCTCAAATACTACTTTGATGAAAGACGCATACTGAAAGCAACAGAGTTTCAGTCGAAAGAACTTTTTCTTCAAAAGTATGAGTACTATAATGGTAAAATGTCTGAAGAGGAACTCAATGAACTTGGTTGGGAACCTTTTCTCAAAAGATTAATGAAGCATGAAATTGATATGTACTTAGAATCAGACAAAGACATTATTCAAAAGAACATGAAGATTGTTATGCAAAAAGAGAAACTAGCGTTTCTTGAAGAGGTGATCAAAAATCTCAATCAGAGAAACTTTCAAATCAAAAACGCAATTGACTGGAAGAAGTTTACACAAGGTGTCGCTTAGAATATCAAAAGTTAATGATGTGTACATTAAGGTTCATTGTGAAGCAGGTGAAGCAATGGAACTCTCAGAGTACTTTACCTTTTATGTACCAGGATATAAATTCATGCCCGCATTTCGCAACAAGGTGTGGGATGGAAAGATTCGCCTATTCGATAGACAAACACATAACATCTATGGTGGTTTGCTACATTACATTGAGAAGTTTTGTAAAGAGCGTGACTACGAACTTGATGTTGACTATGAGTTACGAACTACTGAGAATTTCTCGTTAGTTGAAGCAGAAGAGTTTGTAAAAAAACTCAATCTGCCTTTTGAACCGAGAGACTATCAGATGAAAGCGTTTGTTCATGCAATTCGTAATCAGCGTGGTTTACTACTCTCACCAACTGCATCAGGCAAGTCACTCATTGCATATCTCATTGTGCGATATTTAAAATGCAAGACACTCATTATTGTACCAACAATCTCTTTGGTGTCGCAGATGTACAAAGACTTCAAAGACTATGGTTTCGATAGTGATACATTCTGTCATACAATCACAGGTGGTTCAGATAAAGTTACAAAGAAGCCCATTGTAATTTCTACTTGGCAGAGTATATACAAGTTACCCAAAGATTGGTTCTCACAATACGATCTTATCATTGGTGATGAAGCACACTTGTTTAAAGCACAGTCGCTTACAAAGATCATGACGAATCTTACAGACTGCGCTTATCGTTTTGGCATGACAGGTACACTTGATGGCACACAGACACATCGATTGGTACTTGAAGGCTTGTTTGGTGCAGTCAAGCAAGTCACCACAACAAAAGAGTTGATGGATAAAAGTAATCTTGCAAATCTGAAAATCAAAGCACTTGTATTGAAACACAATGAAGAGGCATGTTCAGAGGTAAAGAAGTATAAGTATCAAGAGGAAATAGATTATCTGGTATCATCGCCAGCACGGAATAAGTTTATTACCAACTTGACTATTTCCCTAAAACAGAATACACTTGTACTTTATCAGTTTGTACATAAGCACGGCGAACCTCTATACAATATGATAAAAGATAGAGCAGGTGATCGTCAAGTGTTTTTTGTGCATGGTGGAGTAGAAGCAGAAGAGAGAGAACTTGTAAGAGAGATAACAGAGAAAGAACAAAATGCAATCATCATTGCTTCTTACGGGACATTCTCTACAGGTATAAATATAAGACACTTACACAATATTGTGTTTGCTTCACCGAGTAAGAGTAAGATTCGTACATTACAGTCAATTGGTAGAGTACTTAGACTAGGAGAAAACAAAGACAAGGCGACATTGTTTGACATTGCAGACGATATGACGCACAAGAGTAGAAAGAACTTTACGCTAGACCATTTTATAGAGAGAATGAAAATTTACAATGATGAGAAGTTTGACTACAAAATTTACACCATCAATCTAAAGGACTAACATGCACCAAGAACAACAAGATACAAAAATATGCAAGGTGTTGAAATTGTCAAATGGTGAAACAATCATTGGAAATATTTCGAAAGAAACTCCATCATACATTGATGTTGAAACACCTCTTAAGATAATAGTTTTGGTTAACCCACAGGAAAGTAAAATGAACATGTCAGTATTGAAATGGGATCCAAGTTTTGATTACAAGTTTCCTATTCGTGTATACAAAACATCGATTGTATGTTGTGCTGAACCAACACAGTTGATGCTGAAGAATTATGGTGAATTAATTACAGAGCCTTCTGCTAGAGAAGAAATTGAAGAGGATGAAATTACTGAACTGAACGAAATCATGTCTGAGTTACTTAAGAACATTAATCCTAAGACTATGCATTGAAAGGCTACACGCTGATTCTACACACATGTCAAGAGTTTGTCAACATTAAAAAGGAAAAATTATGGGCAATCATTATGTAAACAACGAACAATTTTTGAATGAGATGATCACCTACCGTAAAAGCGTGAAAGAGGCAGAGCAAGCAAACGCTATCAGACCAAGGGTGCCTGAGTACATCGGCACTTGCCTTTTTAAGATCGCCACACACTTGGCACGAAAGCCAAACTTCGCCAACTACACTTTTAAAGACGATATGATTTCCGATGGTGTAGAGAACTGTTTGCTATACATAGATAACTTTGATCCAGAGAAGTCAAAGAATCCTTTTGCCTACTTTACACAGATCATTTACTATGCCTTCCTTCGCAGAATACAAAAGGAAAAGAAACACATGTACATCAAGTACAAGAGTATGCAGAATGAAATTGTCAATGCACTCATTGCCAACAACGGTGAAGAAATTATTACCTCACAGATGCAAGGCATGATGCACGAATCATACCAAGATGAATTCATTAAAGACTTCATCGAAACATTTGAAGATACCAAGCGTAAGAAAACAAACGCTAGGAAGAAAAAGAAAGAGGAGATAGATGATGCAGACACCATTACCAGTGCAACTTGAGCAATGGATCAAAGTGGTACAAAACAAGAAATCGCCATACGATTTGAAAGAAACTTCGCTCTTGCATTTGAAGAACATCCATGCTATAATTGACAAGGTTATCAAGGACAACTCTCGCCAAGAGACGGTAAAGAATAATTGGAAAACAAACAAGACTAAGAATGAAAATATGTTTACTCGGTGATACGCACTTCGGTGTAAGAAATGACGCAAAGCACTTTCATGAATTCTATGAGAAGTTTTATAGCAACATTTTCTTTCCATACTTAGAAGAGCATGATATCAAGGTTGTTATACAACTAGGTGATCTTTTTGATCGCCGAAAGTATATGAACTTTCTTTCGCTCTTTGAAAGCAGACGGTACTTCTTTGATGTACTGAAAGAAAAAGGCATTCATCTTCACGCACTCATTGGCAATCACGATATCTTTTGGCGTCACAGTCTAGAAGTCAATTCGCCTGACCTTCTACTGAAAGACTATGACAACATTACGCTATGGTCTAAGCATGGCACACTTGAACTTGATGGTATGAATATTGACATGATACCATGGATATGTCAAGA